TTCTTAAAAGTGTATGAAGAAAGTAATGCCATTGCTACTGGCAAAGTAACTACAAATAAGCCTGAAACTCAAAAATCTAATGATGAAGAACCTGCTGAAAAGGAAGAACCAAGAAGCAGAAGGACAAAGAGGGGTGAATAATGGCTGATGTAATTACTTTGAAAGATGGTTCAGTAGAAATTATTTTTGAACCTAAAGATTTTCAATACTTGGTGGAGAAACACCTGGGTTATGATGCTGAAATATACTTCAGAACCTTAATTGAAAAGCTTCATAAAGAAGTTGAAGATGCCCTGGATAAAGAACAAAGTGACCTTGGTGCATATGAAGCTTCACTTGAAAGTAATACAAAAGCTTTTATTGACATTGAAGAAATTTGCAGAAGTATGATTGAGGACTTCAATAAAGAGCAAGGCAGAAATAGATTAGCAGCTTTACGACCTTGGAGAAACAAGGTTGAACAAATAATAAAAATTATTAATAACCAAATTTGAAAGGAAGGTATGTAAAATGGCTAATATTTGGGAAAAGTTTGATAAGGCAATTGATGTTGAAGGTTTGCAAAAGGATGTTCAGGAAGCAGCGGAAAATGGTGCTAATTTCAGGGAAGTTCCACATGGTGAATATGAAGTAAAGATTGAAAAACTTGAACTGGTAGAATCCAAAGCTGGTGACCCAATGGTTACAGTATGGTTCAAAGTGTTGGCTGGTGATTACAAGGGAAGCATGATTTTCATGAACCAGGTTATTACAAAAGGCTTCCAAATTCACATTATGAATGAATTCCTTCGTTCCCTTGACAGTGGTTATGATGTAGAGTTCAGAAGCTATTCACAGTATGGTCAACTTTTGATGGACATTCATGAAGCAATTGATGGAGAACTGGAATATCTCTTGAAATACAGTGAAGGTAAGAAAGGCTTTAGTAACTATGAAATTGTTGATGTTTATGATGTAGAAGAATAATTAACTTGGGGTAAGGGGTGTTTATAAAAAAAAATTTTAACACCCCTTTTTCCCCACACTTCCCCATCTTTAGTATTACCAGCATTTATTATTCTTATACAGAAAGGAAGTGAAATAAGTGCTATTTTATGACTTTGAAGTATTCAAATATGATTGGCTGGTTGTAATCATTGATGTAATCAATAAAAAAGAACATGTCATTGTCAATGATGTTGAAAAACTTAAAGATATTTATGACAAACATAAAGATGATATTTGGGTTGGCTATAATTCAAGAAGCTATGACCAGTATATCTTAAAAGGCTTGTTATGTGGTTTTAATCCTAAAGAAATCAATGATTACATCATAGTTAAAAATAAACCAGGTTGGAAATTTTCAAGCTTATTAAATCAGATTCCACTAAATAACTATGATGTCATGACCAGCTTCCACAGTTTGAAGCAGCTTGAAGGCTTCATGGGGAATAACATCAAAGAATCCAGTGTTCCTTTTGACATAGACAGGAAGCTTACCCCTGAAGAAATTGAAGAAACAGTGAAGTATTGTCGGCATGATGTAGAACAGACTATTGAAGTATTCATTCAAAGAAAAGAAGAATTTGATAGTCATATTTCACTATTGAAAGCTTTTAAGTTGCCATTAACTTATATATCCAAAACTAAAGCACAGCTTTCAGCTATCATCCTGGGGGCAACTCAAAGAAAATGGAATGATGAATTTGAAATAGTATTCCCTGACACTTTGAGAATTAAAAAGTATAAAGAGGTTTTGAACTGGTATAAAAACCCATTAAACAGAGATTACAATAAAACACTTAAAATTGAAGTTGCTGGGGTTCCCCATGTGTTTGCCTGGGGCGGGTTGCATGGTGCTATTGATAAATACCATGGTGAAGGTCATTTTCTTGTCATTGATGTTGCTTCATATTATCCAGCATTGATGATTGAATATAACTTTATCAGTAGAAATATTGCAAACCCTGCAAAGTATAGAGAAATCAGGGATGAAAGGCTTCGACTTAAAGCAGAAGGGAACCCAATGCAAGCACCTTATAAAATCGTTCTGAACAGCACTTATGGTGCAATGAAGGACAAGAACAATGCTTTATATGACCCAAGGCAAGCAAACAATGTTTGTGTTGGTGGTCAACTTCTGCTGCTGGATTTAATTGAAATGCTTGAAGGTCATTGTCAATTGATTCAATCAAATACTGATGGTTTAATCATCAAGCTATTCAAAGAAGATGATTATGAACTGATTGATGATATTTGTTACGAATGGGAACAAAGAACCAGGATGCAGCTTGAATTTAAATCTTATAAGAAGATATTCCAAAAGGATGTAAACAACTATGTAATAGTTGACTTTGACGGTGGGTTTGAATCTAAAGGTGCTTATGTGAAGAAGTGGACTAAAAAGGATGAAAACAAGAATGAAGTTGATGACCTACTGGATTATGATTGTGTGATTTTAAGGGAAGCATTAGTTAATTATTTCATCAGTGGAATTCATCCAAGGCAAACCATTGAAGAATGTAATGATTTAAGAAAGTTCCAAAAAATTGTGAAGGTCACCAATAAATATTTATATGCCCTTTATAATCCCACTGTTACTGAAGAAAAAATAAGGGATGCTGATGGAAGGCTAAAGACCATTAAAGTTTTCAAAGGTGGAGAAATTCAACATGAAAAATGCTTCAGGGTATTTGCTTCAAATTCACCTTCAGATGGTGGAATATATAAGGTTAAAAGTCTTGATAAGAACCCTGAAAAGTTTGCCAATACACCTGAAAATTGTTTCATTATCAATGGTGATATAAACAATCATGAAATACCATCAAAGCTTGATAAAGACTGGTATGTTGACTTGGCAATAAAAAGATTAAGGGATTACGGGGTGAAATTATGATGTCACCTATATTGAAGTTAAAGGGGGTGTTTGAATTTGGAATTGTTCAAAGGGTATGTGGAAACAAGAAACAAAAAGTGCATAGAAAAGTTCAAGGATAGAACTGACTTAAAAACCTATGAACAGGTTCAAGCACTTCCTGAATTTGCTGGGATACTTGCAGATGATGTTATTCTAATTGATATTGATGATGCTGAAGAAGCGGAAATACTCATGGATATAGTTGAAGAAAAACAACTAAATTGCAGGGTTTATCAAACAACCAGGGGCAAGCATTTCCTTTTCAAAAATAATGGTGTTGATAAGAACGGAACTAAAAAGAAACTTGCATGTGGTTTATCTGCTGACATTAAAGTTGGAAGCAGAAATTCATATTCAGTTCTGAAGTTCAACAATGAAGAAAGGTTTATTGAATGGGATATTGAACCTGGTGCAGAATATCAAAAGCTTCCAAAGTGGTTGTTTCCAGTGAATTCAAATATGGATTTTCTTAATATGGAAGTTGGTGATGGTAGAAATCAAGCATTATTTAATTACATTTTAACACTTCAGGCTTCAGATTTCACTGTTGAAGAAGCAAGGGAAACCATCAGGATAATAAACAAGCATGTATTAAAGGTTCCATTAAGTGATTCTGAACTTGAAGTAATATTGCGGGATGATGCTTTTAAGAAACCAATTTTCTTTAAGGGAACAACTTTCCTATTTGATAAATTTGCAACCTATATAAAAAACAATCATCACATCATCAAAATAAATAACCAACTTCATATATACAAAGATGGTGTGTATGTAGATGGGCAATTTGAAATTGAAGCTGAAATGATAAGACATATAAGTAACCTAAATAGAGCAAAAAGAAATGAAGTAATGTCATACTTGAATCTTTTAATAAGAGATAATGCCCAGCCATCAGATGCAAACTTAATTGCTTTCAAGAATGGGATTTACAACATCATCACAGATGAATTTCTTCCATTTTCACCTGAAATTATTATCACCAATAAAATCAATTGGGATTACAACCCTGCTGCTTATTCAGAGCTGGTGGATAATACTTTGAATAAAATTGCTTGTCATGATAAGCAGATAAGGATGCTACTGGAAGAAGTAATTGGATATTGCCTTTACAGAAGAAATGAATTGGGAAAGGCTTTTATCTTAATTGGTGACAGGGCTAATGGAAAATCAACATTCTTGGATATGGTAAAAACAATGCTGGGGGATGAAAATATTGCTTCCCTTGACCTGGGTGAATTAGGTGACAGATTTAAGACTGCTGAACTGTTTGGGAAGCTTGCCAACATAGGTGATGACATAGGTGATGAATTCATTGCCAATGCTTCAGTGTTCAAAAAGCTGGTTACTGGTGACAGAATTAATGTTGAAAGAAAAGGTCAAGACCCCTTTGAATTCAACAACTATGCAAAGCTTCTTTTCAGTGCCAATAATATCCCAAGAATTAAAGACAAAACAGGTGCAGTGCAAAGAAGATTAGCAATCATTCCATTTGATGCAAAGTTCAGTGTAGATGACCCTGATTATAGACCATACATAAAATATGAACTACGGGAACAGGAATGTATTGAATATATGATATTACTTGGGATTGAAGGACTTAAAAGAGTTCTATTAAATCAGAAATTTACTGATTCAACAAGAGTTGAACGGGAACTTGAAGAATATGAAGAATCCAATAACCCAATCATTAGCTTCTTCAAAGAAATTAGTGAAGAAGAAGTTGACAATGAACCAACCAAGAACATTTATAAGCAATACCAGGTATATTGTGCTGAAAATAATCTTCAGCCATTAAGTAGAATTGAGTTTTCAAGACAAGTTACAAGAAGGTTTAATTATGAAATTGTTGATAAAAAAATTGATGGAAAAAAGTATAGAGTATTTCAGAAAAGGAGTGATTAACTTGCAAGACACATGTGTATGCTGCGGGGAATATGTTCCTGAAGGAAGGCAAATTTGCAACAATTGTGAAACTGGAAGGATAAAAGACAGTGGAAACAGGACAAAGTTCCCAACTGGGGCAGTTCGTGATATGCACAGGGGTAAAGGAAGATATGATTTACTTCCCTGGGAAGCCATCCATGAATTAGCCCTTCATTGTGAAGAAGGTGCTTTGAAATACGGTGAAAGGAATTGTGAAAAAGGCATCCCCATTCATAGTTTAATTGATTCGGCAATTAGACACCTTTCCTGCTACATGCGGGGCATGAAAGATGAACCCCATTTAAGGGCTGCCATGTGGAATATTGCTTTTGCCATATGGATGGAAAAGAAGAAACCTGAAATGCAAGATATACCATCAAGATTGGAAGGTGATGTAAGTGAAGGTTATTAAGCCAAGTGTTGAAATTATAGATGTATTTGATGGACTGGATGTAATAAGGAAATTGGAATTGTGTGGGCGGGTTTGCTATAAATCAGAACATAAAATGAATGATGCTTCCCCTTATAAGTTCATTCAGAACATTATCAATAGAAGTCATGAATCAGTTTTGGAACATTTCAGCTTTACAGTAAAGTTTATTTGTGACAGGGGCATTTCTCATGAAATAGTTAGGCATAGGATAGCAAGCTATTCCCAAGAATCAACCAGGTATTGTAATTATTCAAAAGGTCAATTCAACGGTGAGATAACTGTAATTGAACCTTGCTTCCTGGTTCCTGGAACAGCAGGTTATGACATGTGGTATAGGGCTTGTCAAATGGCAGAACAATATTATTTTTCAATGCTGGATTGGGGATGCAGCCCACAAGAAGCAAGGGCAGTTCTTCCAAACAGCTTAAAAACTGAACTGGTAATGACAGCAAACATCAGGGAATGGCGACATTTCTTAAAATTAAGGACATCACCAGCAGCACATCCACAAATGCGGGAAGTTGCCAATTTACTGTTGAAGGAGTTGAAGCAGAAGATTCCAGTTCTGTTTGATGATATTAAAGGCGGTGAATGATATGGCTGGAAGAAATCCAATGTTCAATAGCAGCGGATGTAAAGACTTAACAGCTTACCATGCAATTGGTAATGTCATCAAAGAAGAAAAGGAACTGGATAAAAGGGTTCACAACCTGATAAGTGTTCTGAAGTTCATCATTGATTGAGCTGGGTTTGAACTTATCGGCAGAATTGAAATCAGGGATAAGAAAACAAGAAAAGAATTCAGATAAAACAAAGTAATATTTTTTACCCTGGAAGTTCAGGAACTTGAATATTAAGTTTCAATAAATTGAAGGAAAGGTGGTCATTATGTTATTTAATGTTACAGAAGCAAGAATAAAAGCTTTTGAAGAAATGATGGGTAAATACTTACCTGCTGCCTTTATTGATTGGTTGAAAGAAAACGGATTCTTTACAGCACCAGCTTCAAGAAATCATCATGGAAATTATGAAGGTGGTTTGTTTGACCATTCTTATGCAGTAGCTGAACAATTAAAGCAGCTCACCAAAGCCAACAGGTTGAAGTGGGAACATCCCAGGTCACCATTAATTGTAGGAATGTTTCATGACCTTTGTAAGATTGATACTTATACAATAGCAGTGGATAATCCTGGGGTTGAAATGTTTGGTGGTGAAGTTAAAGGAAGAACTTATGTTATTGAATACAATGATGATGACTTATTGCTTGATGGTCATGGGGATAAGTCAGTAATGTATTTGGCACAGCATATGAAGCTTACACCTGAAGAAGTTATGTGCATCAGATGGCATATGGGGGCTTTTGATGAAAAGCACAATTGGAAGTATTACACAGCAGCAGTTAAAAAATACCCTAATGTTTTGTGGACACATACAGCGGATATGATTGCTTCACAAATAATGGGGGTGTGAATGTGAAAGAGATTAAGGTTGAAGAAATCAATGAAATGTTAAAAAATATGTTGACCCTTGGTCAGTATGTTGAACTTTTGCAGTTGATGATAAAAGAATGTGAAATCTTTATGGATAATAATGGGGGGTGTAGTAGTGGGCTTCATAATTGATTTGAAGAAAGATTATACACCTTATTTTAGGGCTTTTATTAAAGCAATGGGGTTAAAAGATGGTGATGAATGTAAGGGTTATGAATTTATCAATTGGATTACTGGGAAGCATGAAGAATTTAGAAAGAGTATTGGACTTGATAAATATACCCCTTACACAAAAGAGCAGGAAAAAATGTTTCTAAAATTCATTAACGGTTCAAGATGAAGGCAAAAGTTCAAGATGGGTTCAAGATGTAAACAAGACATCTTGAACCGTATCAAACACAGTAACAGCAATGGTTTAAGGGGTGCGGTTCAAGATGGTTCAAGATAAAATGAAAGTTCTTTATATATTACATTTTTTAATTAAATACTTAAAACAAATAAATATATATCTAAATAATAAAAGTATATAAGCATACATCTTGAACATCTTGAACCTGAAACCTTGAACCTATTGATATATAAAGCTTTGAAGGGGTTCAAGATGTAAAAATCATCTTGAACCAATCTTGAACCATGTTGAACCAGGATAAAAAAGGGTGATTTTATGAAAGAAGATTTGAAAGTTGATATTCAAAATTTAATAGATGTTGTTCAGGAACTATTAATTGAGTTGAAAAAGAAAGGTTTTACAAAGCATAATAAGCAGACTGCTTTTCAGAAAACAGAACAGTTGCTTTATAATTATATGAACTTCAAGCAGGTTATAGCTGATAAACAAAAGGCAATTGAACAAATAAAACAAGAAGGTATTCAGAAAAGAAGTAAAAGTATTGTAAATTTCACAGGAAATTATCAGCTTGATACCAGAAATGACTTTGAAAAAGCTGAAGAACAAATTGAAGCACTTGAAAATTCAATTATGATAACCAAACGATACATAGAAATAATAGATGCTGCACTGTCAAAGCTTGAAGATGATAATTATTATGACCTAATCAGATTAAGGTATTTTGAAGGTAAGACCAGGGAAGAAATTGCAGAATATTTTAATGTTGATGTTGCAACTGTTAGTAGAAATAAAAATCGTTTGATTAACATATTGAAAATTCACTTGTTTTCAGATGAAGTTATATGTGAAATTTTCAGATAAAGGGGTGAAGTCATGAACAGGGCTGAAAGAAGAAGGCTTCAAAAGAAGGGTATTACAGCAAAAGACCTGAAAATGATTGAAGAAGCTTCAGCCAAGGATGCAATAAATTATGCAACTAATGCAATGATAGCATCCTTTGCTATATGCCTTCATGATAAATGGGGCTGGGGTAAAGTAAGATTAAAAAGGTTACTTGACCAGGTGAATGAAACCTTTGATTGTATTGATAAGGATTATGTGACTATTGAGGATATAAAGAAAGCCATATTTGAAGAAACGGGAATTCTCATAAAATAAATGTCACATTATATGTCACATTAGCGCACTTGTAGTGCATTATATATAGATGTTAAAATATTAGTATCGAATAATAGTAAAATTTCCCAATCCCTGAAAAAGAAGAATGTTCGAGTTTACCTCCTACCTGGACATTCTTCTTTTTAATTTGAGAAAGGAAGGTGAACCTTCATGGCAAGAGGGAAATATCATGATTGGCTTACCAGTGAAGGTTTACTGAAGCTGGAAGCATGGGCAAGGGATGGATTGACGGATGAACAAATTGCTAAAAATATAGGAATTTCAAGGTCAACATTAGCTGAATGGAAAAAGAAATATTCGGACATATCGGACACCTTAAAAAGGGGTAAGGAAGTTGTTGATATTGAAGTTGAAAATGCCTTGCTTAAAAGAGCCTTGGGTTATAAATATGTTGAAGTAACTAAAGAAAGAGTTACTGAACTTAACCCACACACTGGTGAGCCTGAATCAAAGTTGGTAGTTACAAAAGAAGTGGTCAAAGAAGTTCAACCTGATGTTACTGCACAGATATTTTGGTTGAAAAATCGTAAACCTGATGTGTGGCGGGATAAGCGTGATTTTGAATTAAGTGGTGAACTAAATCAAAAATCACCTTATGATGAATTGACGGTTGAGGAATTAAGGGCTTTGGCAAGGAAATGTGAAGAAGATGGTTAAGCTTAATTTAGTTGAAATTAAAAAAGCGTTGGCAAGAAAAAGCTTCTTTGATTATTGTAATTTGAAAGCCCCTGATTTCTATAAACCAAACCGTCAATACTTGGTCAGATTATGTAATGAACTTCAAGAATTTTATGAAAGTGATGATGAAGTTTTAATTGTCAACTTGCCCCCAAGACATGGGAAGTCAAGAACAGCGGGTAATTTTGTTGAATGGGTTCTTGGTAATAACAAACATGAAAAAATCATGACTGGTTCATACAATGAAACTCTTTCAACTATGTTTTCAAAGAATGTGAGAAATACAATTCAAGAAGTCAAAGTTGATAAAGACAAGATTGTTTATTCTGATATATTTCCAGATATCAGAATTAAGTATGGTGATGGTGCAATGAACCTTTGGAGTTTGGAAGGTTCCTATAATAACTATCTTGCAACTTCACCAACTGGAACTGCAACAGGTTTTGGCTGCACTCTTATGATTATTGATGACCTTATTAAAAATGCCCAGGAAGCTTATAATGAAGAAGTGCTTCAAAAACATTGGGATTGGTTTACTAATACAATGCTTTCCAGGCTTGAAGAAGGCGGTAAAA